CTTATGGGGCTTTCTTTGGCTGGCGGCGGGTTAGGTGCCACAGTCCCTACCCCTAAAACAAAGCCCATAACCGCAGCCGCGCTAAAGGAAGAGTCCGGTAAGCTATACCGCGCGATGGAAGCGGAAGGCGTAAACATCGCCCCACAAGCGATGACGGACTTGGCTAACGCAGCGCGTACAAAATTAAGCGGTTTGCGTTACGATCCAGACACGGACAAAGTGGTCAACGAAGCACTAAAGCTGTTTGATGTAAAGTCAGGCAAGCCGATGACATTCGATATGCTGGAGAAGTTTAGGCGCTCAGTCCGCGATCTTCCGTATAGCGAAGCTGGCGGTAAGCGCGGCACGCCAGACGAGCGCGCTATGGTGAAGGCGCTTGAAGAAACCATAGACGACTTCATGGACGGCTTGACCCCAGCCCAGACAACGTCCGGTGACGCGGCGGCGGCCAACGCGTTTCTTACGCAAGCGCGCGGCGTTCGGGGGCGCGGCTATCAGACAGAAACATTGGAAGATGCGTTCACAAAAGCAACTGCCACGTCCAGCGCCGCCGATAGCACTAAGTCTTTCCCGCGCGCGCTGCGCGATGAGTTTACTAAGCTAGCTAAGAACGAACGTAAGCTGTCGCGGTTTGACAAGGAAACGCAAGAACTAATCAAAAAGGTCGCTAACGGAACTGTTACGCAAACCATTTTGATGGGGCTTGGTAAGCTGTCACCCAGCGCGCGCCTGTTCGGGACGCAGATGCCGTTTCTTGGTGTGGGCGCTACGTATTCGCCCGGCACAGCCGCTACAATATTGGGCGCGCAAATGACAGGTGCCGCCGCTCGCGGTGTAGCCAACAAGATGTCGCGCACCCAAGCAAACCGCGCTCTCGTCAGCGCCAGCCGCGGTGGCGGGGTAAAGCCCGGCGGCCCCGGCTACTTTGCGCTTTCGCCTGTCGCGCAGCAAAACGTATTGGCGCAGGATCGCGCTAAACGCGCGGAAGAACGCCGCCGCCTTGGCTTTTAATTAGAGAGTAACCTATGACTTCTATTGACCAGACCCAAGCACAACTCAACACGCACGAACAGGTCTGCGCGTTCAGGTACGAAAGTATCTGCGCGCGCCTGAAGCGCCTTGAAACCATAGGTATGTCGGTGGCTGGCACAATCATTCTGCTGCTGGTCGGCATACTGATAAAGGCTGGCGCATGAGCATTGTCCTTGGCACGCGGTCACTGTCACGTCTTGAGGGCGTACATCCAGACCTTGTCCGCGTCGTCAAGAAGGCGGCTGCAATGTCGGACCTAGACTTCACGGTGCTAGAAGGCTTGCGTACCGTCGCGCGCCAGACGCAGTTGGTCGCCCAAGGCGCATCAAAGACGATGAACTCACGTCACATTACAGGACACGCTGTCGATTTAGCGCCGCTGATCGACGGTAAAGTATCTTGGGACTGGCCGCTCTACCATCGGTTAGCCAAGATTGTGAAGGCCGCTGCGGCGGCTGAAAAAGTGCCGCTCCAGTGGGGCGGCGATTGGCGGACGTTCAAGGATGGCCCGCACTGGGAACTGCCTTGGAAGTCCTACCCGAAAGGAAAGTGATATGTTAAAAGGTTATCGCACATACGTTCTGGCTGCGCTGGGCGTTCTCTCCGCCGCCGCCAGCTATCTGGTCGGCGACACTGACTTGATGACGGCAGCTAACGCTGCCTTCACCGCAGGCGCTCTAGCGTTCCTACGTGCGAGTGTCCCTCGCCTGTAACCAACGCTCACCGTACCAAATAGCTTTACGCATCTCTTGAGCCGCTTCGTCCTTATGGCCTAAGCGGCTCAAGTATTTCAGCATATTCCCAAGACAGTAGCCGGCAAACTCTTCCGGCGTCAGCTTGGCCTGAATGTAGTCGATAGCTTCAATCCCGCCGCGCTTGTAATGGTCAGGGTTGACGGCGTCCTTGAACGCCATTGCCTCTGCCCATGATCCAGCATCGCTCTTGTCGTCTATCATTTCTTCAGCCTCTTCATAATCTCGACACGCTCCCGCGCCGTCCGCATCGCGGAGTACCGCTGGTGCAACCGCCGGGCGAGGGCTGGCCGCTTGTGCGTCTCCAGTTCAACGTCCAGCGCATCTTTCAGTTGGGCTTCCGTAAGGTCGGACAGCACGGCGATCATCGACCGCCAGTTTAGCTTACTCATTTATCAGTTCCATATATCTGCGGTGTGGTTGCGGGGTGGTGAACAAACGCCAATTCTAATTCGTCGCGCTCTTTAATAGCCGCGCCTTTCATTATGATTGCTGGCGGGCGATCTTCAAAGTCCTTGTCGTAATAGCCGACCAGCCGTGCGCCCTCGTCGGTCACGGAATGGCAGTAGTACGTAAAAAATTTAGTTTGCATCTTTCAATTCCTCTAAGGCTATGTCGGACACCGCACGCTTGTCATGCAGCGCCGCCCATATACGTTCGTCAATACTCTTTTCGGTCAACATCACGTAGACCCACACGTCCTTCGTCTGGCCGCTGCGGTGCAGGCGCCCGACCGTCTGCTCGTACAGTTCCAGCGACCAAGGCAGCGACAGGAACACCATGTGGCATCCGCCGTGCTGTAGGTTCAGGCCATGCCCTGCCGACTTAGGGTGTGCCAGCAGCAACTCGACCTGCCCTGCGTTCCAGTGTTCGATGACGTTAGGATCGTCCATCGTCTTTGCGTGCGGGAAGCGGCGCTTCAGTTCCGCCAACTCTTCCTGATAGGTGTAGGCGATGATGGTGTTGGCCCGCTGGTTCTCCGACAGCAGTTCTTCCAGCCGGTCAAACTTGTGGCTGCTGAACCAGATGGACGGCGTGCCTGCGTCGCGGTTGTAGACAAACCCTGACGCCATCTGTTGCAGCTTGGTTGTCACCGACGCTGCGTTCTGCGCTACGATCTGGTCGCTGCCGAAACGTGTTACATATTCGCGCTTCATTTCATCATATGGTTTACGATTTGTTAAGGAGACCCGCACTTCATTAATATGACAGGGCGGCAGCTTGTCCTTATACTCGCCCGGCTCCAGCACGAACGTCGCAGGGCGGATGCGCTTCATGACTTGCTCCAGCGCGCCGGCTGCCGGAACCCACTGGCCGAAGTCGCGGTTGGTGCAGATGAAATACTGTTGCAGGAACGCACCCTTGGCACGGCCCAGCAGCGTCTGGTCAATGATCTTGCACTGGCCGAAGACATCCTCCAGCCCGTTCGACGTGAACGATCCGGTCAAACCCCAGCGCACCTTGACGTTAGCCAGCAGCTTGTCCAGCGCCTTGAAGCGTTTGCCGCTGGGGTTCTTCAGCCGCGTCAGTTCGTCGAACACAATTCCGTCAAAGCTGGATAAATCCTCTAGCTTATCTAGGTTGTCATAGTTAATGACGACCACACTGGCGTCGCTCTGCAACGCATCCACCCTTTGCACTGGCGTGCCGACAGCCAGAGCAGGGACGACGCCAGACCACTTCGGCGCTTCCACCGGCCACACATCCGTACAGACGCGCTTCGGCGCTACCACCAGCCAGCGTTTGACATGGCCGTCGCGCAGCATCTCATCCATCGCCGTCAAGGTAATGGCCGTCTTGCCCGCGCCGACAGGCGCAAGGATCATGGCGCGGTCACGCTCATACAGGAACGTCGCAGCCTGCTGCTGGTACGGCCTTAGCTGAAGCGTTTGAGCCATGCGTCCACATCCTCTACTGACCACAGGCACGCGTAGTGCTGCTTCGTGTGCGTCATCTCATCTGCAAAGATACGCTGCAACGCAGACAGACGCCCGCCAGCTTTCTTCAGTTCGATGAACCAAGCCTCACCGTTGGGCATACAGGCTATGCGGTCGGCGACGCCGACTTGCGTAATGCTGCGGAACTTATAGGCAAAGCCGCCGGCTGCCCGCACGCGTTTACAGAAGTACCGCTCTATCTCTTTCTCAGTCATGATAAAAAGCTACCACAAAATTTTTTGCATTTAAAGACCTTGCGATAAAAAATGTTGCGGTCTATAAGGGCCGCTCAAACAGTAAAGGAAGGTTCAGTATGCAGCATAGTAAGATAGTCGGCGGCTCGACCGCCAAGCGCGTCATCAACTGCCCCGGCAGCGTGGCGCTGGTAGACACCGTCCCGCCAAAGCCCAGCAGCAGCTACGCCGACGAAGGCACGCTCCTGCATGACACTATAGCTTCCATTTTGGAAAGCGACCTTGATCCGTACAGCTTGGTTGGCACGGTTTACGAACAGACCGTGCTTACTGAAGCGTTGGTCGATGACAAGCTGATACCGGCGCTGCGTGCGCTGGACGAGATAGACCCCAAGGGGGAGATGGAATATGCGGTTGAAAGCCGGGTTGGTTTTGGTGATTTTCTGCCTGACGTTTTTGGTTCTACCGATCTTCTTGGTCGCCTTGGTGATCGAGCGATTGTTCTGGATTGGAAGTTTGGCGATGGTGTGGCTGTCGAAGTCGAGGAAAACAGCCAGCTACTCTTCTACGCTGCGGCGGCTAAACGCACGGCGGAAACAGCGTGGGCCTTTGAAGGCGCAAAAGAAGTCGAACTAATCATTGTGCAGCCGCCCTACGTCAAGCGTTGGGTGACAGACCTTGCCCGCGTTGACGCGTTCGAGAAAGAACTTGCCGCTGCCGTCAAGATTGCGATGCGTCCAGACGCGCCATTGGCGTCAGGCGACCATTGCAAGTGGTGCGCGGCAAAGCCTGTCTGCCCTATCATGACGGGCGCTGTAGACCGTGCGCTGAAGGCGAAGCTGGAAGCCCTGCCAGTTGAGCAGATCGCACACTATCTGGAACAAGCGCCGCTGATTGAAGGGTTCATTAAGGACTTGCAGCAGTTGGCGCATGGGCTTCTGGAAGAGGGGCAGAAAGTCCCCGGCTGGAAGCTGGTCAACAAACGCGCCACAAGACAGTGGACAAACGAAGATAAGGCCGAGGCGTGGATGGAAGCGCGCGGTATTTATCCACTGCAAGAGCCAAAATTAAAGTCGCCAGCGCAGGCGGAAAAAGATATAAAGAAAATGAAAGAGAAATTGCCGGAAGACTTAATTGTCGCCGTCTCCACAGGCTCTACCATTGCGCCGGAAAATGATCCCCGGCCAGCGGTTTTGCAAATCGGACAGACGCTTACCAAAGCTATGTCTAAAATCCAGTAACAGAAAAGGTACAATATAATGTCGAATATCACAACTTTTGGTGGCGCTAACTTGCCGTCCGTTCAGTCACTCTCCGGCGCGTTGCGCTCCATCCAGTCTGAGGTTGCTCCCGGCGGCACAGTCATTCTGAAGATGGACAAGACAGGCCATTGGGTTTTCGGTGCAGACCAAACCGAAGTCGAAGACGGCAGCCTGTGGGCAGCCAATCCGTTCTCATTCGTGCATGGCTACATCGCATGGGGTAAAGGCGAAGTGCTGGCTGAAAAGCTGGTGCCGGTGTCAGAACCGCTGCCGCAGCTTGACCCTGCGCCATCGGGTGCGGAACGCGGCTGGGAAATGCAGGTCGGCATGATGCTGGTTTGCACGAACGGTGAAGACAAGGATATGCAGGCACGCTTCACGGCTACGTCAGTCGGCGGCAAGCGTGCGGTGCAGGCTTTGGCGGTTGCCATCGCCGATCAGGTCGAGAAAGACCAGAACAAGCCTGTGCCGTTGATCGAACTGAAGTCTGAGCATTACCAGCACAAGACCTATGGACGTATCTATACGCCTATCTTTGACATCGCCGATTGGGTGTCGATGGATACAGCTTCGGTTGAAGAGACAGATGATGCGGAGTTGGAAGTCGCCGCTGAACCTGAAGCCGCTGATGGTGCGCGTCGTCGTCGTCGCGTAGTATAACAGGGTGCGAAAGCCGGGGCGTGTTGGGCGTCCCGGCGAGTAGCGGAAGAGTGAGAACTTCTATGTCTAAATTATGGTGCGATTTCGAAACACGCAGCCGTTGCGACCTTCGCAGCCGCGGCGTGTACAATTACGCGCAGGACGCCAGCACCGACGTGCTGTGTATGTCATACGCATTTGATGACGAAGACGTGCGGACGTGGCTCCCCGGTGAGCCTTTCCCGCAAGCCGTCAAAGATCACAAGGGGCTGGTATACGCGCACAACGCAGCGTTTGAGCGCCTGATATTCTGGTATGTCCTTCAGATCGACTTCAAGCTGGAGCAGTTCTACTGCACCGCAGCGCAGGCCCGCGCCAACTGTGCGCCGGGCAGCCTTGAGGATGTGGGCCGCTTTGCTGGCGCCACCATGAAGAAAGACCATCGCGGCGGACAACTGATCCGCGCGCTATCCATCCCGCAGTCCGACGGCACATTCCGTGAAGACGCGAAGCTGATGCAGGAGATGGTCGATTATTGCGAACAGGACGTCAGGGCCATGCGCGCTATCGCGCAGGCGCAGCGTCCGCTGTCCGCCGAAGAGTTGGCCGACTACCACACCAACGAGCGCATCAACGACCGCGGCGTCCTGCTCGACAGGCCGCTGGCGCAGGCGGCTGTTGCGTATTCAAACGCAGAAACAGTTGAGATACAGAACTTGGTGTGCGAGATAACGCAGCGCGAGATTACAAGCGTTCGCAGCACGCGTATGAAGGACTGGGTTTGGGCTCGCGTCGGGCCTGAGTCGCGTAAACTTATGACGATTATCAAGAATGACCGTAAACACAGATGTTTAGATAAAAACGTGCGCGCCAACTTGCTGGCGTTAGCCGAGGAGAACCGAGATGAAATACCGGCGGAAGTTGCGGATGTCATCCAGTGCGCGGACGATCTGTGGGCATCGTCCGTTGCAAAGTTCCAACGTGCGGCGGCGCTTGCTGATGAGGAAGATTTTCGCGTTAGAGGAGCGTTCGTATTTGCTGGAGGCAGTGCTACTGGACGCGCTTCATCGTTTGGGCTTCAGGTCCACAACTTCCCACGCAAGTGCGCCGCCGACCCTGCATTAGTGCGGCAGGCTATGGTGCGCGGCCACCAGATCGTCCCTGAGTATGGTCGCCGCGTAACAGACGTGCTGAAAGGTATGCTACGCCCTGCGCTGATGGCTGACAAAGGCAAGCGGCTGGTTGTCGCCGATTGGGCCGCCATTGAAGCGCGGGTGACGCCGTGGGCGTCCAACAGCGTCTTTGGCGCGAACAAGCTGGACATCTTTGCCAAGGGTGAGGACGTCTACAAGCACAACGCTATGGCGACCTTCCATGTCGGCTATGACGACGTTGACAAAGACCAGCGCCAGATCGGTAAAGTTCAAGAGTTGGCGTGCGGCTTTGCCGGCGGCGTAGGGGCGTTTGCCAGCATGGGCCGCATCTACGGCCTGATGATGTCGGAGAGCGACGCGAAGCGCATGGTGGACGCATGGCGCAGGGCTAACAAGTGGGCCGTGCCTTACTGGTCTGGCCTTGAAGAGACCTATATGCGCGCCATGCGGAACAAGGGACGCGAGTTCACCATCGGGCGCGTCACATATTTATTTGATGGGCTGCATCTTTGGTATGCTCTTCCGTCTGGCCGTGTGCTATGTTATCCTTTCGCCCGTTTCGATGAGAAGGGCGACTTGACCTATGCCAAGGCTTCATGGAAGCCAGCCGCAGACGCTAAGGAATGGCCTAGAGCGCGGTTATGGCGCGGTCTGGCGTGTGAGAATATCACGCAGGCTGTCGCTAACGACTTGCTGCGCGCCGCCTTACGTCGGTTGGATGACGTAGTGCTGCACATCCACGATGAAATCGTCTTGGAAGTGCCGGAAGATGAAGCCGAAGCCGCCGCAGCGCGGCTGGTGCAGGTTATGTGTGAGCCGCCACCTTGGGCCGCAGGGTTACCCCTGAACGCTGAAGTGGCAATTATGGAACGATACGGCAAGTAAAGGAGCAAGCGATGAGTGAGGATCGCACGAAGTTCATAGAGTATATAACGGGATTGGCGACGGACAATGTGGGCGAGACAGCCCTAGTTGTGCGTCAGAAGCCGCAGCATGACAGCGACGGCAACATGATATTCCACGCAGACGGCGCGCCAAAAGCGACGTTCCCTGCGTTCCTGCCAGAAAAGACCCGCATGAAAGAAGGCGAGGCATGGTATGTCAACACAGGCTCGTTCATCGTTGACCGCTTTGTAGACGGCAAGCCAGCCGCTAAGTCCAGCAACGTCGAGTATGTATTGTTCATGATGCTGGACGACGTCGGCACTAAGTCGAAAGAGCCGCCGCTAGAGCCGACATGGGTGTTGGAGACAAGCGAAGGTTCGTTCCAGTGGGGCTACGCGTTCAGCGAACAGCCTAAGAAGGGCGACTTCTGCGCTGCCATCAAGGCGATTGCCGACGCTGGCTACACCGATCCGGGCGCGACTAACGCCGTCCGCAACTGCCGCATTCCGGGCAGCATCAACATGAAGCGGGGACGCAACAACTTTGCTGCGCGGCTGGTGTCGTTCAACCCTGAGCGTGAGTATACCCTAGACCAAATCTGCGAGGCGCTGGACGTCACACCAGAGGAAGGCGACACAGCCGACTATAAAGCTGTGCAGTTGCGCGACACTGGGCTAGACAACGTCCTGACATGGCTTGCTGACAACAACCTAGTCTTGTCGCACATCAACGCTGACGGCTGGTGCGCCATCGTCTGCCCTAACCATGACCAGCACAGCGACGGCATGATAGAGGCGCGCTATAAGCCGCTGGATCGTTCGTTCTGCTGCTATCATGGGCATTGCCAAGACCTAGACAGCCGCACGTTTCTTGATTGGGTAGCCAACGAGGGTGGCCCGAAGGTAACGCCGGGGCTGCGTGACGAACTAATCGCAGAGCGTATGGCGTCAATGTATGACAAGATAGCGCCAACCGAAGCGTTCCCCGATGAGGCCGCAGCGCGTGTGCGTGAGGTCGAAAAGAAAGAAGCGGGGCGGCTGGAACAAAGCGAGTGGTTCGAGCGTTTCGCTTATATCCAGTCCGATGACTGCTATTTTGACATGGTGACGCGTCAAGAGATAGCGCGTAACGTCTTTAACGCGTTGTTCCGTCACGTTGACTGCCGCTCCATCCATAAGAAAACGCAGCGTGTGCAGTCATCCATCTATTTTGACGAGCGGCGGCAGGATCGCGGCGCGCCTGCGCTGTCGGCGGTTACGTTCGCCGCTGGCGATGACGTTCTGGTGACGCGTGACGGGTTGGTTTACGGCAACCGCTGGACGGACTCCCGCCCTGACGTGTCGGGTAGCGACAAGATTGCCGACCATGATGTCGAGCCTTGGCTTGAGCATTGCCGCAATCTGGTGGCCGATGACGCCGAATTAGACCACATCCTTGACGCTATGGCGTTCAAGATACAGCATCCCAACGTCAAGATTAACCATGCCATCCTGATCGGCGGCGATGAAGGTGCGGGCAAGGATAGTATGTTCCAGCCGTTCCTGTGGGCGCTGGGCGGTAAGCATTGGCGCAACAGGTCAGTCATTGAAGCTGGCGGCTTAGACAGCCAGTGGGGTTATGCGCTGGAGGCTGAAGTCGTCATCCTAAACGAACTAAAGGAACCAGAAGCGCGTGAGCGCCGCGCTATGGCTAACAAGCTGAAGCCGCTCATTGCTGCACCACCTGAAACGCTGTCCGTCAACCGCAAGGGGATGCACCCCTATGAGTTGGTCAACCGCCTGATGGTGATTGCTTACACGAACGATCCGCTGCCGATTACACTGCCGACGCAGGACAGGCGTTGGTTCTGCGTGTGGACGCACGCGCCGCGTATGGCAGTGCCAGCAGCCAAGGCGCTGTGGGGCTGGTATGAGAATGGCGGTTATGAGAAGTGCGCCGCTTGGCTGCACCAGCGCGACGTTTCGGCGTTCAACCCTGCCGCTGCACCGCCTGTCACCGAATGGAAGCTGAACATGGTCGAGCATGGCATGAGTGTAGCCGAGAGCTACCTTGTGGACATGATGCGGGTTCGGTCGGGTGTGTTTGCTGATGGCGTCATCGGCGGGCCTTTCCATCGCATCTGTGACGCGCTGGCTATCAACGTCCCTGCGGGCGTGAAGATACCGCAGGCGGCGCTGTTACACGCGCTGAAAGAGGCTGGCTGGGTCGATATGGGCCGCCTTAATTCGAAAGAGTATCTGAACAAGAAGCACATCTTTGTCGCGCCTGATATGGTTAAGAAGCACAACAAGGCAGAGCTGCGCCGCATGGCAGAGGAGTTGCCCAAGCCAAGCACGATGACCAACTTAGGCAAGAATTGACAACCATTTAGTTGCAATGGTATGTGTTTAGGGTCGGCTATGCTCCGCTGACCTGATTAAACCCCCGGCGTCCTCACTCCGCCGGGGGTTTTTTATTGTGCGTCACCGCAGCCGTGTGACTGTCAGCTTGTCACCCTTAGATCGCGTCATGTAGCGGCGTTCTGTCCGCTCGTTTTGGTTGTGGGCCGCGCGGCGCAGGATGTCTTTGTCCCGCTCCGTCGGTGTGTCGAACACGCGCGCCTCACCAACAGCCATTGCGTTTATGCCGTGCTTAGATTTGCGTGTGTCAGAACCGAATGTCATCATCTCTCCAATCGTAAATATCCCAGCCGAAATTGTCGTGCAGGAATTGGCGCAGGGTCATTTGCTTTGTTCCAGTGCTGCTGTGCTGCCATCGTAATAGCCATGGTCGTAACCATGCTTGCGGCTTTCATCTATCGCCAGCTTGATCGCGTAGCGGTATGCTGTGTGCTGTTCCGCGTCTGACGGGTTGCGGCTAACAACCCCGCTTTCAAAGGCCGCGTCAACAAAAGCGTTTATTTCATCGCTCCATAAATCTGCATTGTCGATCATTGCCCCTTCTCCCGTATCTCCAGCCCACGGGCGTCCAGTGCTGCGCGGAATAATTGACCCGCTTCTGGGTCGTTAAAATGGGAGAACGAGTCACCCCATAGACTGTTTAACGCTTCCACCAACGGGTCGGACTTAGGCTTGCCAATGATAAAGCGTTCCAATGGCTCACCGCTTGCATTGTGATAGCTGCCGTAATACGCAAACACCGCATCGCTCACCTCTTGCCGAAACGCTTCGTGCTGTTCGATGGCGCGGCATAGTGCGGCAAAGGCGGCGTCATAATTTAGGTAGCCTTTCCCGTCTTCCTTTCGCACCAGCGCCAGTGCTTTTTGTTCAATGTCGTTCATTCTGGTTTCCAATCTTCAGGGTAGGGGACTACCTTGGCGGTCGTTTTGTAAAGCCGCCCGTTTTCGTCGTAGTGTTCCGTCACTGTCGATCCGTCATCGTTTAAGATGACAGCATGGTTGGGATATATCTTCCACGGCTTGCCCGTCTGGGCGTCCATGCGGTATTTTATCTTAGTCATTATCTTAGCCTCGTTATGAATGTGACGCCCTCGACAGTGCGACACTTGAACGCCTTCCCGTTCCTAATCCCATATTGTGAGACGTTGCGGCTAGTGCGCTTTGCATCGCCGCGCTTGGCGGCTGGCATAGTGCCAACTTCGCCGACCTCTAGCGTTCCCATTGGGTAAAACATCGGTCTCATTTCAGCAGCCCCCGTGCGACGCAGGCTTGGCGCAGATGCTCCGGCCTAAACCCCCAAACCTTGTAGACGCTGCCGTAGGTCTGGCAGATTAGCGACATATGCCGCTCATGGGCCTGCATTTCAGCCTTGAGCCGTTCGTGCTTCTTAAATGCGCGGGCCGCTACGCGTAGCAGGTCAAGCTGCGCGTCAATGCCTTTTTCGTCGTCGTTTTCGGTTGGGTCGATAACTTTCATCTCAAACATGGTTTAGGTTTCCTTTGTTAAATACAACTAATGCGGACGGGAATGGTGCGCTGTTCTTGGCGTTGCCAAACTTGAGCCGGCCACGGATAAATTCAATCTGGCCTTTCATGGCGTAGTCATGCCACCAACGGGTGTCAGTGCGTGACGGGACAAGGCAGACAACGGTCGCGCCTGTCAGGCTGCTTTCGTATGCTTTACGCATCCAGTGGCCTATCGTGCGACCATATGGCGGGTTCATCCAGCAGACGCCCTGCCAAGGTTGCGCCAGCCCGTCGTCTGCTTCGGTGAAGTAGCGGGCGCATTTGGCGTTGTCTGCGGTCGCACAAACGTCCAGCGTAAAGCCATAGATTGCATTCTGCTTGTCGAAGAAGTCCTGCGGCGTTGCCCACAAGTCAGTCGCGCTTGAGAAATGGACGCTCATGGTTCAGTTTCCTTTATAATTCTATTGTTGTGGTGGGCTTGGGTCGCCTGTCGTTTAGCCGTGCCAGCCAATAGGCTTGGTCGGGGCCGTGTGTGCGCTTGGCATGGTATTTGAACAACGCCCTAGCTAGGTCGTCATATCCCTGTTGCTTGTGCGTCACGATCAGTGGTGACGGGGCCATAGGCTTTAGGTTGGGCCGATAGTCGCGCTGCCCTACGCAGGCGGTTTCTATGTCGCGCAGCGTCAGGTTGAGGTTACGTTCCCTGTTGATGTATTGCATAACCGCCGACTTGTCGGTGATATAGCCGCACAATTGGCGAATTTTGGCGCGTAGGTTCCTATCCATCATTTGCCTTTCTTGACGTAGCGGCCCGTCTCAGGGTCGCGCATTAGGCCGTGCCGTTTCCATTCCAGCAATTCGGTAGCGTCGCGCAGCCATGCTTCGCGCCATTGGTCGGCGTCCTCTTTTGTGAGCCATAGCAGGGCGAGCGTAAAGGCTTGCGCGGCTAACAGCGCGACAATAGCTAATTCGTATTGTGTCATAGGTTAATCATCCAATAATAGGGTTAATAGGAATAGCGCGGCTCCAGCCAGTAGGGCTGTCATACAAGGATTGTGCCTTCCACCGCGTCAATCAGGTAATCCATTTCGGCCATATCGTCCCGCAGGGCGTTATTTTCAGCCACTAGGCGGTCATATAGTATCTGCAATGCTTCTAGCTCTTCTTGGGCGTCTGTCAGCGCGCTCAGGCGCTCCCCTAGCACTAGAGCCAGATCGTTGTCGCAATAGCGCGCAGCGTCAGCCAGTGCGGTATCGGATAGCATCCGAAAATAGGTTCGGTCGCGTGTCATTGGTCACCCCCCAAGCCGATCAGGCCAATCACTTCGTATAGTTCGGCGCATTCCATGCCGCTTGCTACGCACACTTCCACAAGGCCGCGCAGGGACGGTTCCAGCATGTCCAGCGCGTGAAGGTTCTCGACGCTATCGTCGTATAGCTTGCCGTCATTGTTGACGGCGTTGCCCATTAGGACGCAATCACGGTTTTCGAGTAATTCGCGCACTGTCCGAAATATGTTGTTAATCATGTTATGCTCCTTCTACGTTTACGAAATAGTAACCGTCGCCCTTGACGTTACCACCCTGTGCGAACGTGCCAGTCCAACCCATTTTAGCTATTAGAGCGTCCGCAGCGGCCTTGTGGTTGCCGTCACTGTTTAGCGCATGGTCATACGGCACGGTGACGCTGCCAAACCATGCGGTCGCTTTGATGCGCCCGACCTTGGTATTGGTCGCGCCGAGGTATTTGGTTTCTATTGCTTGTGTAATGAAGGTCATAGTTTCTCACTCCTATATTGGCACTAGCGCCATGAAGGCCGCGCAGCATTAGCCGCGCGGCTAACATGGTGTTAGTTTTTCAAAAACGTGTCGGTGAGCGTCGCAGCGGCATATTCCTCGGCATATGTCCGCATAGGCATGAGGACGGCGAGGCAGTCACTACGCGGAGCGCGGGTGTCGTTTCGGTTCTCCATAGGGCGCGGGAAAGTCACAAGCGCCGGTTGGTCGCCGTTCTGGTGCAAGCGAAACTGGCAAGCTGCATCCTTCTTACCGTCGCGCAAGGCTTGTGCCATTTTACCTAGGGCCGCGATGTATTGGGGTTGGTAGTGGCCAGCCACAAGCGTATCAGGTGCTGTAGGGATGATACGCGTCCATTCGGGGAACGCACCGTCAACCGGCGCGAAGTGGACGCGGGCATTGCCGTATAGTATCCACCACAACCCTTGCGCGTCGCGTTCCACGACATAGTGAAGGCCTTTCGACCGTCCAGCGGCCTTGCCAGCTTGCACGACGGCCTCAGACGGCACGATGACACCGGCAAGGTTATGCGCGTGCGTGTCATACGCTGGACGAACGTCGTGCAGCTTGAAAGCGTCGTTGCACCGGCCAGCGAAGGCCATATGTCCGTTGGTTGCGACGACGAACCCGCGCGCGTCCAGAAAAACACCCTTGAGGTAGTGGCGCGTCTCTTCTTTCGAAACGCAGTGCATAGCCGCGTCAACAAAACCGGCATTGATTGAAATTGAAATAGTTTCGTTTGTCATTTTACTGTCCTTTATTTTACTGTTGGTGGTGGTAATATTATAGGTGGATTAGGCCGGTGTCTGCCATGCGCGTCGCGTAGTGAATAGGGCGTTCGTATCGACCGGTAACACCGTCGCGGTAAATGGATATCCACCGGCCAGCGATAGCAAGCGCAACAGTCGCGCCGTATGGCACGCTTGCCGTGATAGGCCAGCAGTCGATTAGGTTCTCGCTATCCAGCGCGTCGTTAAGCGTTTCAAAATAGTTTTGCATTTATTTTACTCCAAAGATTAGGGCGTCAAGGGCTAGTGCCGCGATGATATACATCGCGAACGCTAGGTTATGGATTGCAGCGCGGGTCATATGGCCTCCACGCTGCAACGGTGAAACCAACGCTCGCGGCCTGTTTTCTTGTCGTGGTCCATAACAACGAAAATTATTTCGCCGTTGCCACCAACGCGGGTGACTGTGCCAGCTTGCACTGTGCCATATACGGTGACTGTAATGCGTGAACCTGTAGTCATGTCATTTGTTCCTTACTGTCTAACTACCCTCTTACTGTCATACTTTGAGGGTAGGCACAAATGCAATCGAATGCAGTTTTGTGCATCAATATTTGTGGCGGTAAAGAAAAATTTGAGGGAAAATTCGGGACGTCATCGGGACGTCATTATGACGTCCGAAAATGACGTCCCG